TATCCGCTGTCTGGTCTAAAGTCAAAGAAAAGACCAACCTTGCTTCCCCATACGGTAGAGACGCGAGACTTTGATCCACCGAAAAATAATCTGCCTTCATGGAAAGTTACAGTTTTAGGCCATCCTTTAGTCGAAGACCAAACCGCCTCATAGCCACCCTCAACTTCCCACGAACCACTGGCAATCGCATTGGTATCGAAGAATGGGATCTCAGTAATTCCGCGTACCACAGTGCCAGAATCATAAGCAGTAATCCTCATCCGTCCTTGTGGTGTTGCATTGATATACTGGCCTACGCTACCCGCCGTAAAGACTGAAGAAGATGCCGTAACTTTAACCGTCCCAGAAGTCTTATCAGGGGTAAGCGTCGCAGCAGGATTCGTAAACGTCTGTGTGAACGCATAATACGGAATTGAATCGAACGTAATAGCAGATATAGTCCAAGACGCATCATTAGCTCCCCGTACAAGTTTGACTGGGTTGATGTCCGGGTGGACGATAATCATCGTATCAGCAGACTGCGTGTAGCAAATCGTATTCAAACGAGAACCCGTCAGCCCGACAGAACTTGTATCCAAGTAAGCATTGCCAGATGAATTGATATTCGTAATCAACGCGCCATCTTTAAATACAGCCATCTGGTTATTCGTAAAGCACAGCATGTAGCTGTCTGTCACTGAAAACTCAAACGGCACTAGCCTTGCACCAGACGATGCGTTAGCAATCTCAGTAATATACTTTGAACCAGCCCTGCGCTTGACACCGCCCTGCGGCTGCACAATAACATTCGTCAACTTCTCGCAGGCGTTCTCGTACTGCTTCAGGTCAATACGCGCACGAAGCAGCGGGTCAATTTCACCCGAGGTAAAGTTCGTCTGGATGTTGATGAAGCGAGTCATCAGTACCTCACAGCAATAAGGCTATAGTCTTCAATCGCTTGTGGCGGTGTACCCTGCCCATTGATATTGGCAGCAATCCTAAAATAACCACCGCGACCATTGTCACCCGGTGTGCCAATAGCAACCGTCTGCCAGTATTGCGCTTTAGCAACTTGATCTGTCAGCGGCTCTGCCAAGTGCCATGCCATCATGTACTTCAAAAGCTGAACAAAGTACACAGGCATCTTGTTCTCAGGGACAGAGAACTGGTAATCAATAACAATCGTTGGGGAATTTGTCAGTAGCTTATCTTCGTAAATCTCCCAGTCTTGAAATGGACGGTCGCCTACAGCGGTGCTAGTAAACGCAGCGCGTGGAGGCCCAATACGGTCAGCAGGGAGTTGATAAGCGTAGCGCCATTCATTAACAGGCGCAGTAATAACTTGCGACAGCGCGACCTTCTTGAAAGAAAACGTCCAAGGGTATTGCTGGATTATCGAATCACGGATGTTCGGGTACAGCCGGTCGCAGATATTGGCTGCATCAGTACCTTCGGTGAACGACGAAATTGGTTTGGCTCCAAGAAGCAACAACGCATCTGAGCAAATTCTGATCGAAGTATCGCCAGCAGCCATTGTGAATCCTTAATGTAAGAAGGGGCTGACCTCTGAATCAGAAGCCAGCCCCGGTACTACAGCAATCCCTACTTAATCGCTGTCGGTCGCTGTAACGGTCAAGCCGTCAGTAACGTCAACAACAGTGCCGCTGTTTGCATTTACCCAAACAATCGACATAGCAGGAGTACCACCAGTGCTGGTAAAGCAAAAGATGATGTCGCCAACTCTCAACAGAGAAGCAAGGCTGTTGAAGTAGCCAGCAGTATTGACATCACCAATTGCGTCAGTAGTGGAGTAGGTATACATCGCAGGCGAATTGCCAGCCTTAGATGCGCCGATGGTAGAAAAGCCAGTTGCACTATATGCCATGATTATCTCCTTTAGCCGTTTTCATCGCAGGTGATTTCCACGATGCCTTCAGCGTCGATAGCCACAGCACCAGCCGAGAACATCGAAGCAACCAGATAAGATGTCTTTTCTGGGATGTAGTCGATGCGTGTGGTCAGACCCATGCCTTCTGCCATACCGACAGCCTGCTTGTGGAAAGCATAGACCTTACGGTCGCCTGAAGACAGTGGCAAGCCACCCTCCGAACGATCACCGATAGTGATGAACTTGAAGCCAAGATAGGTATCAAGCTGACCAGCAACCAGTGCTTTGACAGTGTTGAAGTCCGAAGATTTAACTTCAGTCTCGTCCAGCAGGGAAGCCAGATTGTTTGCATGGATAACCACGAAACGATCCGTTGGAGGAACGTTATAAGCGTCCAGTTGCTTCTTAGCTGACAGCAGCTTGTCCAGATTCAGGTTGGTATTTGCACCACCCACGCTGGAAGCAACAGTCAAACCTGTGCTGGAGTTCACCAGTGCGTCAATAATCATCTGATCTTGACGACGGGCAATCGACTTCGATACGACCTGAACGAGTTCTTGACGTTCGTCAAAGTTGATCTTTGCTTGGTTGAAAATATCCGAATACTCAGCAGCGATATAGTCGCTCAGAGTAACAGTCACTTGAGAGTAAGAAACATTCAAGGGAGTAACATCAGTCTGTGGAACGCGAACTGTTGCGACACCTTTGCCGATTTTCGGGAACTTGTGGGTTGCAGCCTCTACACCTGTACGGAGCCGAACGGTGTTACGCAGGGCGCTTTCGCCTTGATAAGCCTGCTTAACTTCGGCATCGAACAGGGTAACAAAGGCATTAGATACAGAAATTGCCATTTTATTACCTCGTCAAAAAGTTTAAAAAAACACTCTTTGCCTTGGTTATCCAGATTTACTGGGCCGCGACTTGCGTTTACGCCACGCCTATGCGGGGAGATTCACCCCCATAAAGGGCCACAAGGGTTGTCCTTGAAGCAAGCTTATACACTACCTTTTTGATATTTGCAATAAAAAAGCCCCCGAGAATTGTCGGGGGCAACTCCGTGAAGGAGCGGAGACTATTGCGAAGGAAATGCTTGCTGGAAGAGCTTCTCAACCTTACGGCGATATACTGGATCAGTCTTGTATTCTGGTTTGCCGACCATTTCGTATAGCTCCTCTTTGCTTGGCAGCCCCTGAATCGGCACTGATTCTGTGGGGATGCGACCTTCATAGGTTTCCCGAAGCTTCGTCAGCGCACGGATACCGTTTGCTGTACCGCCCCAGTTCTTGAATTCCTCAAAATCCTCCTTGCCCCAGATGCCTTTCTGCACTAAACCTCTTGCCCACTGAACATGGCCCTTGATGATCTGTTCTGCATTCGGGCCAAGAGCGGCTCTTTCACGCTCGGCTGACTGCTGGGCAGATTGTGCCTGCGCTCCCATAATCTCGGAGAACTGGCCTGCCATTTCGTCAAATGCCTCCTGACTCAAACCATACTTGGATGCCCAGCCGACATAAGCTGTTGCCAAAGGATCATCAGAAATGTCTTCGCCCAGAACGGAGGTATCGTATTTCCCGCCATCTGGAGCTTTATGCTTTCCTGCGCGGAACTTCTTCTCAAGTTCAGCATAAGACTTTGCCAGCCCTTCAAGATCTGGCTCGTTCTGGTCTTTATGCCAAAACTTCTCAGGCCAGTAATCAGGACGCTCAAGCGGCTCATCATCTTCTATACTAGATGCCTGTGTTGGTTGGTCAATATGTGGAACTTCTGCACCAGCCTCGGAGGTTGTCGCCTCGTCCGCAGAATCTGCTGATTCTCCGTCGAGAAGGCCACCGGTATCTGTGGTGTCTGTCATTGGATTGCTCTCCTTATACGCGCTTCAAGATCGCGGACAACGGCGTTCTGACCTTCTCGCCAGTAACCATAACTGTTATCCGCACCGGGTTGCCACGATGGACTCTCAAGATAAACATCTCGCATCCACCGCAACAATTTCTGACCGTCTTCTGTGCTAAATACCCGCTTTGTCAGACGATCTAATTCTTCTCGCTTGGTCGTTACCTCGGTAACATCAACTTTATCTATTGCCTCTAAATCGTCCCAGCCAGCCATCCATCCTCCTATTTTGTTGGCAAAGAATAAACCTCTGTTGGATCAGCAAACGGAGATTTCTTTTGTTTTATTCGACCAGAAGCAAAGTCCACAGCCTTATCAATGATTGATGGCGGGATATTCTTCATAAATTCCGGCGAGTCAATTTTACTTTTACGCAAATATTCAAGTTCTTGTTTGTTTAATGTCGGGACAATAAGAGGAATTAGCGTTTCTTTTCCTTCAAGACCAACGCCAATGCTGATCTCGGTCATTACATTACCGTCCGGACGTTTGATTTCGCCAAAGTAACCTTTGCCTTTTGGCGTACCATCTGGGCGTTTACCGTAATCCATTACGCCATCCCTTCACCGATAGTTTGCTCCACTGCCGCCGTTGCCCCCGGCGGTGCCATGCCTTGCTGTTCTGCCATAGCAGCAGCAATTTGTGCCTGCTGCGCCATTGCTTGCTCTCTTTCAATCGGGCTGGTTCTTAGTGTTGCAGGCACACCAAGCTTGTCTCCGATGTAATCTATCGTTTCAGCAGTATTCAAAGCCAGTTGACCTTCAGGGCCGAAGACATCAGCAAGCTGCTTGAACTGCATAATGTTCTGGATCTCCTCCATGTTCTGCGCCATTGCCAGCGGAGCCACAGGAGCAACCTTAATTTGCATACCGTCAACCTTCAACGGCATAACGATCAGTCCCTTTTCATCCATCACCTCAAGAATCTTCGACACCAGAGGGATCATCGTTTCGTTAATCAGACGACCAAAAGCAGAACCAAGATTCTGGCTCAACTCTTTCATGCGCTCTACTACCTCAGTGGCAGAACGTGCTGACATATTGTCTGGTGGCAGTGACTCGTCAAGCAAAGTACGCTTGATGTTTTGACGCAGATCATTGATGACGATCTGGCTGACATTGAAATCCCCAGCGCGAGGCAATGCTTTGAGAGACTCGCCTTGTGGCCCACCGTTTCTCGCTACAGGGATGATCGCGCCGGGAATAATTTTGACTGTCTGCGGATTCAATACACCATCGTCAGCAGCCGTATATACCCCAGAGATTGCCAGCGAAGCATTTTTCAGCAGCAACTCAAGGGTTTTATTCAGTGTCTTGATGTCTGGCAGCGCAGTCAATGCAGGGCCACGACCGTAGATTTCGCCAGCTACCTTCATGTAGCGAGAGATGACCCACGGGCTGCGCTTTAATGTCTTCTCAAATATCTTCTGCTTGCTCTGCTCATAGATTACGCAGTAGTGATAGTCTCCACGAGCGGCATTAAAGATCGTGGCCTCAAGCAAGTCGATGTCTTCTGTCGGCTTATTCTCGATCATCCGAGCCAGATCACCATCTATCTTCGCGCCCTTCCACTGCTGTGCAATAGCTTCGCCCTTAATACGCATACGACGATAGACATTATCTACTGTGCCGTTTGCGCCCTCCTCATAGCTCACAAGGAACTGTGGAACTGGAGTAAAGCTTAGTGGACTAGAATCGTCTCCCGGCTGTACCATCATAACGCCAGTACCAATGGAGAGATCTAGCAGGAACTCGCCAATAGCCATGTCGAATGTTGACTGTTTCAGCGCAGCAAACATTTTTTCTGTGTATTGATCTAGAACAACTTGGGCTTGATAACGCTGCTCCTCTGGGATCTCCGCACCCGGCTCAAGTCGGCACCACTTTCGCTGCGGCGGGAACACACCGGACTGCATCCGATTTGCAAAACGCTGAATAGAGTTGATTGCGGTAGAGTCAAACACCCGCGCCATTTTCTTCTGACCGGGACTCTTGCCCTCGTACTCACCGCCGTACAGATTGCGCTGCGGCAAGCAGAACTCATAAGCGTCTTCGTACAAGTCGCGGAACAGTTCTTTCTTAGCCTGTGCCGCCTTATGACGTTTTACTATCTCATCAACAGAGTAAGCCATTTCAATCTTCCTTATCCAGCTTATATTTTTCTAACAGGTTGCGTCCCTTTGCCGCTAGCCGCGCAGCAGATGCCGCCGTTCTTGGCACAGGCTCACCCCATGCGTTTGCAGCGAGTGCTAATCTGGTCGGATCGCCGTCCTTATCAACCAAAGGGCCGCTAGGGTTTGTATAAAATCTTGTCAAGAAAGATCCCTTACGTCTGGCTTTCTCACCAGTAGGACTAGA